AGAGACTGTTTAGACATTGCCTTTGAGGTTAGAGGAAAACCAGCAACTGATACACATTATGTTATTGGGTATGACCGTGCTTGTGAAAAAATGATTGACGCCATTAAAGAATCTTACGGAGTTGAATAATGCAAGATTCTAATCAACACTTTTACAATCAAATGGAAATGCATGTTAGAGACAGCAATCGCACATTGCGTAGGCTACGACGACCGCCATTGCCGCAGATAAATGCATGGGATGTTACCATGTCCGACGACGTGTTATATCAACAAGTATACGCAGAAGAAGTGCCTTGCGTAGAAATACTCATGCCTAAGGATAGATTAGAAACTATTATCAACTATATCAAATACGCAGAATCTGAAATAGAAAAGCACACAACTGATCGTCAGCTGATGGCTAGATATGAAAGAGATCGTGTTGTTAGACTAAACAATCCTGCTGTGGAAAAAGCCTATCAACATTACTGTACCTTATTGGAGTTATGCCGAACATGATGCCGTTGCATAGCGATCTAGTACTCGATCATGAATATCATGTAGTAGAAATTAATGATCGTACACTCGTACACGATTGGCTAGTAGAGTCATTTGGAGACCCAAGTACTCGTTGGTTTTACAATGGGAACAAAATCTATTTCAGAGATGAACGAGATTGGATGTGGTTTGAATTGAGAACATGATATGGCAATAACACACGAACGAGAAGAAATACAACTAGCTATGCAACTTAGAAAGAAAGGTTGGGTGCATGATATATGCGAACTATCAGTAACAGATTGCAGTGAACGTGCTAATTGGTGTAGGACTACGTTTGGTCAGATGTATAATCAATTAGATCCTATGACTTGGGACTATGAGTCTGGTAAATGGTATGGTGCTGAACTAGACTTTCAAGCAGGCGGAGTTAGTGTTAATAGACAATTTGTTTTTATGTTCCGCGATGAAAAGCTATATACAATTTACAAAATGATGTTCCCAGAATGAAAATATTACCTTTACCAGACGGAGATTTTACCACAGAAGAATGGGTTAACAATAATGGACCATTAACTGTTACAGTACATAAAATCCGTATGGGCCATGTAGAAGACCCAGACTTATTTGTAGCGGAACCAATTTACAAGTGGCAACAAACTGAAATGGGCAAGTGGGTAATGGAGAACGCTGTGCAAAAACCTAGTTGGCATAGAAAAATCGACCCTAGCTATCTTGGTTGGACTTATTCAATAGTAGCAGAACTTAGTGCAAAAAATTATACATACTGGTGGGTCAGATGGGGACACGAACTATGAAAACACACAATTTATTTCCTACAATAATAGGAGAATATCAGTTCACAGAACTTGAATTAAAACCATTGGTAGAGCATTGTAAAAATACTGCTACGGTTCCACACTTTTTGTTGTCAGGAGGAGAGAGTAGCTATGGTAATGGATTTCATCCTTTATCAAATATAGTTTCCAAACATATAAAACAGCGCATACAAGATTGTGTTGATGATTATGCTCGAAAAATATGTGTAGAAAAACTAGTCATTGCTAATAATTGGTTTAATATAATGCACAAAGGACAAGCAGTACAAAGACACAACCATAGATTAAGTATTGTATCAGGTGCATTGTACTTAGATGTGGCTCCAAACTCAGCTGGCCTTAAATTTCATTCTCCTATACAACAATATAAAATGATGGAAGTATTGGGCGGTACTGGCGGACACAGTTCTCCAGATTGGGAAGATATGCCTTGCCGAAATGGATTACTAATATTATTTCCTAGTTGGTTAGAACATTCCACAGATCCAAATCAAAGCGATTATAGAATGGTTCTCAGTTTTAACACAGGATATTTGGATGAAAGTACAACCCTTTTCAGACGTGGATAGTTGACAAAATAGATTTTAAACTGTATAATAACTTATAGTTTAAATTTGAAAGGTTCATTATGCATTGGTTGGTTCCGGTTGTGTTGGTTATAACTGGCCATTTATTTTGGGCCTTGTTTTTAACCTTAATTTTTATCTGCATGGAATAATTATGGACGAGCCTATCATACCGCGTAAATACTTGTATACTATCAAGTGGACACAACCATACAGCACGAGTAAAGAACGTCCATACTTACGGTCCATGCATGAAGCAGTCGAAAGTGCCATCGAAGCACAGTTAGAACGACAACATTGGCCTGAAGCCAGTGCTGTCATCAAAAGGATACAAGATGCTTCAAGAACATGAATTAAACAAACAAAATTTATTCATTAAGGGATTTTATATCGATCCGGATATTTGTGATCGAATAGTCGAAGAATCAAAATCTAAACCTTCATTGTTTAAACCTGAACCTAAAGGTTTTAGAAATTATTCAAATGCTTTTTTAGAATCATTAGATATGGAAGCACAAGTACCATATGTTAATGCATTGTTCAAATGTTTGGATATGTATAAAAGTATATTTCCAGAATGCTATACTGATTTAGAATTATGGTGTTTGCGTAGTGGATTAAAAATACAGCATTACAAACCTGACAATTATTATTCAGATTGGCATTGTGAAAATGACGGCTTTGCCGATGTAATCATTAGGCATGTGGTATTCATGACCTACTTGAATGATATAGAAGAAGGTGGCGGGACAGAGTTTAAGTTCCAAGGAGTGCAAGTGAAACCAGAGAAAGGTCTTACATTAATTTGGCCTGCGGACTGGACACACATGCACAGGGGTGTTAATGCCCCAAGTGAGGATAAATTTATTTTAACAGGATGGTTTGTTTTTAACCATTCAAGACCATTTGTTTTATAAGGAGATAAAAATGCAGATTAGAGTAGCAGAAGATGGTAAAAAATTTGGTACATGCGGCTGTGGTCGTAGCCCAACAGGCGATTGCATCGGCTGGCACGGCCTTAACGAAGATCAATTAAAAGAAGCTCAAACCAAGTGGAATGAAACACATGGAGCTGAAAGTAAGGGTGGGTTAATTGACTGAACCAAAAGTAGTAATAACATTCGATCCTGGGTGCTTTGATGATTTCGATGGCACCCAAGAAGAATTAGACGAGATTGTAGCAGACATTAAAAAGATGTTTGAAAACGGTCTCGCCGAAGCCGAAGCTCAGGAAGTTAATTTGGATGAACTATTAGAAAGTGATCCCGATACTGCTGAGAAAATTTTAAATGCTTTACATCGATTAGATGGAGACGGTGATGAACCGCCAACAAGGACACTACAATGAATTGGTTAAAACGCAGAATCCGTCAGTGGCTGGATAATGACGAAGCTATCCAACTTGATACAAATATTAAACTTGCAAGCAATAGTATAAGTGCTGGTCGCGATGTTAACAGTGATCCTACACTACAGTTTAAGATATACAATGCTATTGGTGGCAAGGTTGTAGAGTTTAGTCGTTATGATCGTCAAAAGGACAGACATTTACACGATATCTATATAATTGGCAAAGAAGAAGATTTTGGTGCTAAAATTGCCAAAATTGCTATGTTAGAAACACTTAAAGACTAATTGATCGTAAATAACTTAACCGGAGATCATTATGGATACATGGATAATGTGGATAGTAGGAGTTTCAGTTGCATATTGGATTGGACATGCGATAGGCGGACATATGAAAGCCTACCAAATTATGGAAAACTTGTTAAGAGATCCAGAAGGAATGAAAGCTCTTATTGACAAGCTCAAACTAATCAATGACGCTGAGACACTTGAAGATGTAAATGTTCCTGAAAATGCTATTCCTTTGGAAATTGAAAAAGTTAATGGTTATATCTATGCTTATAACAAGTTAACTGGAGAGTTCCTATCCCAAGCACATGATATAGAACAGGCCGCTAGAATAGCCAGACAACGATTTCCAGGCAAGACATTTTGGCATCCTGAATTAAAGAAAGATACTCAAACAGCTTGAATATAAGTGTGTACTTTGTTATAATAGATACAGCTGATAAATTTCAGCATAATCTATAGAGGAAACTTAAATGAAATTTTTTAATCCAGAGACAAAAACTTACAAACTATTCAACGCAATGTACAATGGTGAAGCTGTTACAGCATCACAAGCTCAACATCGTTTTGGTATCAAAAACATCAGTGCTGAAGTAAGCCGCATCCGCCAATCAGGCTATGCAGTTTATGCCAACAAGCGTACAGCTGGTAATGGTGTTACTGTTACTGAATACGTTATTGGAAAACCAAGTCGTGCTTTGGTAGCCGCAGGTTACAAAGCAATGGCACTAGGTTTAGTTTAATATTAAACTAGGTTAAACTAAAGGCTACTCAGGTAGCCTTTTTTAACGACTTTCGCTTCAAGATATGCTAAAATAGTATATGATAGATTTAATTTTAAAACCCACACTTGATTGGATACGAGATGATTACCGCACTCACCCTTTTCGTTTTTGCGTTGAGCTTATGGCTTGGGCTATCAGCATTGGCTGTAGTATTACGATGGCGGTCACTGTACCCACTCCTCCGCTTCCTATTCTGTATCCCATTTGGATTTCTGGTTGCAGTATGTACGCTTGGGCTAGTTATACTAGGAAATCGTTTGGGATGTTGGCTAACTACATCCTGCTTGTAAGTATTGATAGTGTAGGATTAATTAGGATGATACTACAATGATAGAAGCATGGTTTCCTGTACCAGTATACACTACTAGAATTCAAGGTAACGACCTAGCTACATTACAATCTGAACTGATAGATGTTTTCAACAAGGAAACATTTTCCAAAGGTAGTTTTTGGCAAAGAGATGAGCATAGTGTAACCGACCCAACATTTAGTGGAAATCTATTAGATGACCACTCTTGTCAAATAGCGCATGAGCAAATTGCAATTCATGTAAAACAGTATATTAGTGGTTTAGGGTTAGATCCTAACATAAACTTTAAAATAGTTTCAAGTTGGCTTACATTAACAAAAGAACAAGAATATGCCCGTACTCATACACATGGCGGAGTTGATATAGCCGGAACTTACTGGATTAAAACTAACAGCAATGATGGCGATTTATATTTTAATACACCTAACCAATTAGTGCGACACAGTTATATTTGTAGAAATATTTCTGCATATAACAGCGTTAAACCCGAAGTTGGCAAGATGGTCCTATGGCCGGGCTATTTAGAGCATGGTGTTCGTTTTAACGAAACTACTAATGATAGAATTAGTTTGGCTTTTAACATTTTAATCGATAAGGTATATTAATGAATCATACAGATCAAGACATAGAAGATTTTATAAAAGACCTAGATACTTTAATTTTAAAGTATGAAGGCACATTTGAAGCACATAACATATCAGGTATGTTGCTCAGTCGCATTACTTTATTAATGACTATGGACCCAGCAGTGGGCAAAGAGTTACTAAAGTATGTATGGGAACAACTAGATATTATTGAACAAGCAGATCCGGGGAATATGATATGAAAGTAGCAAAAGAATACACTAGTAGTGATATGTCGATAACAATGGAAGTGTTAGCTACATATAATCCAAACGAAGAACCAGATACTTGGATCAAGTATCGTAATAAAACAACACTACAAGAATATACCTGTCGTTTGGAAGCATTTTTGAGTAGATTCCACGCTAAACCAGAATAATAGACTTGACCAGTAGTCCTTTCGGCAGTATAATACATATACTGTACGCAGTTGTACAGCAAATCATCAAAATCGAAAGGACGAAAAATGATGAATCTACAAAACCTAATGACGGCTACTAAAACGGCCGCCGCAATCAAAAACGCTCGTTACAACAGTAACGCAAGTCATGTTCGTACTCTTAAGCAACGATGGGACAAAACATATAATGCGATGAGTCCAATGAATCAAGCAATCGTTGACGCAACATTGGAACAAGCCAAAGCAGAATTCCGCAGACGCAATCCTGGATTGAAAAAGTGGGCAGATTTGAAATTGGCAGAAGCAAAACAAGTAGCAATGAATCAAGTTGGTATCGATGGCACAATGCAACGCCAACTAGATATCTTTTGGGTATTAACTTTGCTCAATCAATTTATGAGCACAATGGTTGTGCCAATCCAAGTATATCGCCCAACCAAAGGCAAAGATCATTTTTTGGCTTGGGACGGACAGCATACTATAGTATTACTATGGCTCATTGCAACGCAACTTTTGGATGAAGATCCAGATACAGTTATAATTCCAATTAACTTATATCAAAGCGACCTTAAAGCTGAGATGCGAGCTAACTTTATCAGCTTGAATTCGAAAGAAGGCAAGAAGATGTTGGAAATGATTGATCTTTGGGAACAAATGGTATTTGGTGTACGCATTGATGGTGCAACTAATCCAACTTGGATTGCTACTGAAATCAAACAACAATACATTGAACAAGCCGGATTGTTTGTTACAGCTAAGAAGTTTAATGATCACGATGAAGCAGGTGCTATCACTCGTTTGCAAGAAATTAATAAACTGCAACCAGAATCAGTCAAGTACCTTGCACAATACCTTGCTCTTGCTACAAAATTGCAACGCCCTGTAGAAGAAAAAGAAATGGTAATGATGGCACATTACTTTGATCGTTGTCGTATTGAAGGAATTGCAGTTGATACAGGTTATGTGTCAGAGCTTTTCCAAACAATCTACACACATTGGAATTGTGACTTTAGTCCGATGGGTAAGTTTTGGATCAAGGCTAGCAACGCATACGGTAATTGGCATACTCAAAGTACTGCACATGCGGCATCGTTGGGAATTAACGTTCCTACTCCAAGGTTCAACAAAGAACCTGTACATGGCTTCCCATATCTAATTGCACAATTAGATAAGAGTATGACAAAGAAAGTTCCTGCATCAGATAGCAAGAGTTCTTTCTGGCCACTAGCAAGTGACTTGGTGTAATCATGCGTGAAGGCAAGTGGGACAAACTCAAATCCCCTGCACAACTTAAGAAGGAGCACGGCAAATGTTGCTGTGTTCCTTTTTGCGGAAAACCTTTAAGTCATGTACTTGGTCCAGGATCTGAAAAGTTTTGCAGAGATCATCAACTGTATCAATCGGAATACGGAGGATATGCTGGCACTGAATTGTACCAAGCATACAGAAAACCTTATTGCGATTGTTGCGGATTTAATCCTAGTGAAGATAAGAATTGGAAACATTACCATTTAAAAGATAGTGATCCAGACTTGTTTAATAGGCTGTGTAGGAATAAATTGGATGTTAACCACAAAGATGGTAATCATGACAATAATCATCCTGACAATTTGGAAACGCTTTGTAAAAATTGTCATTCCGATACAACTATATTAGAAGGTCATTACCTTTCAGGAAGAAACACTATAACTGAAAGTAATGATTAAATATCTTCATGAAGATACTTGTAACAGGCTCTGAAGGATTTATTGCAAGAAACATGATTGGCTGGCTTCAACAAGAAGATGGCTGGCATGTCGAAGGCTACGATTGGCATCCGACCGAAAGGCCGGATGTCATTTCATTTGATTGGGTAATACATTTAGGTGCTATTGCCGATATGAGTTGCACCGACGTAGAGCAAATTTTAAAACAAAATTTAGAATTTAGCCAGTGGCTATTTAATGAGTGTAACTTGCACGGAGTTAATCTTCAATATGCAAGTTCTAGTTCAGTATACGGTGACACTAAAGATTTTAGTGAACTAGCACCCTGCCATCCACAAACTCCTTATGCATGGAGTAAGTATTTGTTTGACCGTTGGTGGCCGCAACAAGATGTAAAGATATACGTACAAGGATTCCGTTACTTCAATGTTTACGGCAAATGGATGCACCTACGCGGTAAACGAAGCAATGCTATTGTTAAATGGCGAGAGCAAGCTCGTAAAGAAGGCAAGATTACTGTTTGGGAAAATGCTGAAAATATCAAACGTGATTGGACTTGGGTAGGCGATGTTTGTCGCTTACACATAGACTTTATTAAGACAGTCAATGGTTCAGGGATTTGGAATTGCGGAGCAGGACTTGCTCATAGTTTCTTAGATATTGCAGAAGAAATAGCAGAACAAGAAGGTGTGGCTATCGAGTTTGTGCCGGTACCTGAAATAGAAAAAACTCGATTTAGACATAGAACTCGAGCAGATTTAACACACCTAAAGGAAACAATAGGCAAACGTAAGTGGTTAAACGTATATGAATGGTTAAAACAAACATGACAAATATTGTATGGTCCGGCGGTGAATATAGAACTAAATGTGTAATTGGTTTAGAACGAGATGGTGTACTAAACGAATGGATAGAACATTGTAGACGTCCAGAAGATTTCAAAGCAATTAAAGGTAGCTTTGAAGCAGTTGCACAGTTACGAAACAAAGGATATAAAATTGCCATTATAACTGATCAACGAGGAGTTGAATCGGGTGTAATGACCAAAGAAGATGTTGAAGCAGTTAATGTTGAACTAATGACACAGCTAGGTAATGCAGGATGTAGCGATATTGATGGAATGTATTATAGTATAGGTATAAACAAACAAGACCCATTCGTTAAACCTAATACAGGTATGTTTAAACGGTGTCAGGAACAATGTAAAGACATTGTGTTTAACAAAGGTTATTATGTAGGGCATACTATCAAGGACTTAAAAGCCGCAATGAATATTGGCGCTCGTCCAGTATTAGTGCGTACAGGCAAAGGTAAAGAAACAGAACAAGAACTTAATAGATGGGCCTACAAGAAAATCAAAGAAAAGACACTGATATTTGACGATTTGGATGCATTTGCAAAGAGTTTAAAGTAACATAAATACTAAACTATGAAAGCAAGCGAATTTATTCCAGAACACGGTAAAGCACCACGTAGTTTATGTGTAAGCGGCAGACCCGATGCCGATCTAGGTGCCAGTCAACTAGCTAGTTGTAAAAGCCAAGGCTACAGAGCTCGCGATGGCGAAAAGAGCCATTTAATAGGACACGGACAATCTAAAGTGCGTGTTACAGTTGGCGGCAAAAAGATCAAAGGAAAGAAATACGGCGGCCCATTACCAGATTATGGAACACGTAAAGGTCAAAAATGAAAGTTTACGAAATCATTAACGAAGCAGTTGATAAAGATGTAATGGCTTTACAACAAGAACTAAAAGCAAAAGGTGCTAATTTAGGAAACTTTGGTCCTAAGAATGATGGTGTAGACGGTCGCTTAGGCACATACACACGTCGTGCCGCAGATCAATTTCCAGACATTGCCGCCAAGTATAAAGATGTGCTATCTCGTCCAGACAGTGTGGATGCACAAAAAATAGATACAACAACTATTCAAGATCCAGATTTTAAAAAGAAACTAGAAAAAGTAGCAAACGCATTAGGTGTTAAGTCTAGTGACTTAATGGCAATTTTTAAACAAGAGTCAGGAGTTAATCCACAAGCTCGCAATCCAAGTGGAGCAACAGGACTTATTCAATTTATGCCTGATACTGCACGTAGACTTGGAACAACTACAGATGACTTGTTTAAAATGGATGGCGTACAACAGTTAGATTATGTCTACAAGTATTTTAAAATGACAGGTGTTGGCAATGGCCAGCTAGGCGATTTATATATGGCAGTGTTTATGCCTAAATATGTTGGCTATGATGACAGCACAGTTCTAGGACAAAGCGGCGCTCCAGGTTTTAGCGGCAAAGTTTATGATCAAAATAAAGGGCTAGATCGAAACAAAGATGGCTCTATCACTATTGCAGACGTAAAACAATCTGTGGCACGATTCGCATAACTAAATACCTACATGAATATTGTAGGTAATTTATTAATCGCTCCTCCTGCTGTTAAAGGAAACTTTTGGTATAAGACTGTTATCATGGTAACAGAACATCACAACCAAGGTACTGTGGGTCTTGTTTTAAACAAACGAACTTCGATGACTATAAACGATTTTGGTTTGCAAGTCGGCATTCCATTAGATGTTCCAGGTTACGTTTATCAAGGCGGTCCGCTCAGTCCACAAAGTCTTAGTTTCTTACACAGCAATGAATGGAAAAGTAAGAACACACTTAGAGTAAATGAAAATTTTAGTTTGAGTAGTGCGGATGATATCATACCCAGATTGAGTATTGGGGATCATCCAAAATATTGGCGAATGTTTTTAGGATTATGCGGTTGGGGCCCTGGGCAATTATCAAACGAAATGAATGGTATAGCTCCTTGGAAACACGAACACAGCTGGTGTACTAGCACTGCCGAATTGGACCTAGTGTTTGAATCGGATCAAAAGGATCAATGGTGCAAAGCCCTTGATCAAAGTGCTCAAGAATTCGCCCAAAACATATTACTGTAATCGAACTTGACTTAAATACAGTATGAGCGTATAATATATACTTCATAGGTTGGGTCTGTAACACAATCAAAAGAGGTAATCAAAATGGCAGATACTCTGCTACTTAACGCTGACGGCAATCCAGTGTCATATATGCCGTTAAGTACCCTAACTTGGGAAGATGCGATCAAATACATGGTCTTAGACAAGGCCGATGTTTTATTCTGGCACGACAATTGGATCGTACACTCTGCTACTTGGGAAACTCCTGTACCTAGTGTTATGATGCTACGCGAATACATGAAACCTAAAGTTACAGTTCGTTTCAGTCGTAGTAATGTTTACCTTAGAGATAATGGACAATGCCAATACTGCGGAGATTATGTTAGCCGTAGCGAATCAACATTAGACCATGTTATGCCTGTTTCAAAGGGCGGTAAGAGTGTATGGGAAAACTGTACTACTGCTTGCGCACCTTGTAACTCAAACAAGAGTGATAAGACTAAAGGATGGAAACCAAGAATCAAACCTTACAAGCCTGACTTTTACGAATTAGTAAATAAGCGTAAGAAGCAGGACTTCAACGTAAGGTATCAAGAATGGTTACAATTCATCAAATAAAGGGATTTCATGGAAATTTTACAAACGCCGGGTAGTATAGATGCTAGAGGTACGATGTACCCTAGCATATTGAATCTATGTCAGGACACGCACTTTGATGCAACTCCGTACAGTACAGTCTTTGGATTTGTATTAGAAGGAACAGTGAATTACAGAAATTATTCGCTGACCAAACATCAGTGGTTTAGCTGTCAGATTAAAGAATCCGAAAAATTTCAAATTTCTGGCAAAGCCGTTCTAATCTCTAGATTAGGATACTTAGGTCAAGACACTACAGGTGGTCCAATTGAATCTATCGGTCGACTAAGTTATATCGATGGATGTAGTGACAGCCTATTAGTGTATCCTCCACGATTAGGTGATGCAAGCCTTAATGTATTGTATTTTCCTAAAGGTATTGATCAAACAGCACACATCCATCCTAGTATTAGAATGGGTGTGATTGCCAACGGCAGTGGATTCTGTACATTGGGTGATCAAGAAATTCCGTTAACCGAAGGAACTACTTTTTGTTTAGATGCTATGGAAAATCATCGATTTAGGACAGTTGACAGCACTATGACTGTAATTGCCTTTCACCCAGACGGAGATTGGGGTCCAACGGATCATACACATACAATGATCAACAGGACTTACATATCATAATTTAAAATCGTTGTCACTGTTATAGTGATCTTCGAGATTAAGTTTTTCGATAACCTTAAAGTTACTGTCTATGCCTTCGAGCACTGCACGTTGTACAAATACTGTTCGTAGGCTACCTTTTTTAAGTTTTGTTTCAAAGTATTCTTGATTCTTATCAAACTGAAAAATATCCAGTTTAGCTTGATACTTGTAATCACTCCACTTGGTAATATTTCTAGAACTACTGTTATTGATACTCCATAGTTGGAAGTCATCAGTGCAGAAGAAATTATGTTGATAGTTATTAATGAAATCCTCGTCTAAATTACTCCATAAGTTAGGAGCACATACTAGCAAGGATCTAAAGCATACTGCATGCCACTTGAAACAAAAGTTCCACCACCAAAACCAATCAGCATTCTTATCTAAGGTAATACCGTAAGTAGTAGCCGAGTTCACGACCGCATCTACTAATAATGAAGTAACACGCATATTTTGTATGCGTTGATTAACATACTGGATGATGATATCTTTGGAAAACTTAGCTGTAAAGCAACTAGCATTCTCCAACATAAAGTTACGTAGCAGATCGCTACCGAACAGTTGATCGTTTAGTTCCCCAGATACTAAGATGATGCTACGATCAAACATCCAAGGTAATGTATGTACATTGACGATATCTAGCTTGCCTGCAATATATGTTCTAAAGAACTCTTGATTTTCAATCTTAGCATCGTAACTAGTAACGACTTTTATTCTGTCTTTAATCTCAGCTAACGGGAAGTTCTCTAGGAAACTAACTAGCACACGGGTACTATCGATACCACCACTCCACATTATACCCAACGGTTTTTGTAAACGGATACTGAGATCCCATAACTCTTTCGCTCGCTTGTCACAACAGTCCTTATAAGACATATTAGTTGTGCTTAATTGTGGTAATTGATATTTGTGATAAATCTTAGAGTTGACGGGCTGTTTAAACTGATATGTTCTGTCGTTTAATCCTACACCCAAGCTGATAAATTTATAGATAGATTTCCAATCATTTACTTCTGCGTAAGAAGTGTTCTTAGTAAGAGGTATGGGATTAAAGTAATATAAACTCATAGTGTGGAGTTACCCCAAAAATCTTGATGCATGCAGTCTCTAACTAAAATCAAATCATCTCGAGTCATTATTTTATTAATCTTGTCTTTATATTTTTCGGCTAAGGCTGTAATCCTAAACTTGATTGCGTTTTCAGTATCAATTTTTAAACTTAGTTCAGCTACTGCCGCGTTAATTTCCATTTCGCGAACTCTCGCATACTCTTGTATTAACGGAGTAAAGATGCCATTACTAATATCACATTTCTCTAACTCAGATTTTGCCACAGCGTTGAATAAAGTCCATTTTGTGCTAGATACTCTTGCAAGAGCATTATGAGTCCATTGTTCCCATAATCCAAACAAATCCTGTCTTAGTCGTATGACATCTCTTTCCGCTAGCCAGGAATCAGTTACCTGACTCTTATCTATTTCAGTTAATGCGGCCTTGCCGTCGCTTTTCCAAACTGTATCATAAAAGAAATCCCTAGAGGTAATTTGTTTATGCATTGGACTTTGCGGGAAAATTCCTTGAATGAAACAATCAATGGAGCTACTAGCAAGAGCAGTGGCCGTTACTAAGTTTCGACTTACTGTATGTACACAGAAATTTTCGTAACTTATAACAATATATAGTACATCTTTCATGGAGGTTCCTAGTTAGGAATTATTTATTTACAGGTAAAAATCACAGCTACTAAATAGAAAACAAACAAATAAAGGCACAGAATGATTACAACTCAAAATGTAAAGAAATTTCTTTGGTGCACCTTAGGATTTTTATTACTAGGGCTCGCCTATATCGGATTGGTTACTCCGGGAATCCCTTGGAGCACACCTACAGTAGGCGCCGCCTATTGTTTCGCTAAAGGTTCCGACCGTATGCACAACTGGATCATGAATCATCGTATTTTTGGTACATTTCTGCGTGGCTGGGCAGAGAAGCGTGTATTTCCTGTTAAAGCACGTTGGTTAATGATTATTACTATGGATAGCAGTTTAATCATTATGTGGTATACTACACACAACTGGAAAGCAGTAGTTGGTACAGGCTTCTTTATGTTGCTGTGCGCAATATGGGCACTACGATATCCTAAGAGTTCAGAAGAACACGACACTCGTATTGCAGAAGGTAAAAAGATAGGATGGTTCAAATAAATAATGGATAATGATAATAATCCAAACAACTACCCAGTTTATCCTGAAAAGAAAGAAGGCGATGACAGCGACTATAAAAGAAATCCTTATAGTCCTGTATGATGGGTTAGCTCGTCTTGGCTGCGGGTTAGGAGGCATACCGTATGAAGGTTAACGAAATTATTAATGAGGATTGGAATAAAATCAATCATCACGATAAGACTAACGGACTTAGTCAAAAAGCTGTTAATGCTTATCGTAGAGAACATCCTGGTAGCAAACTTAAAACCGCAGTAACTACTAAACCAAGCAAATTAAAACCAGGTTCTAAGGACGCTAAACGTCGTAAGAGTTTTTGTGCTCGAATGAGCGGTAACAAAGGCCCAATGAAAAAGCCTAATGGCAAGCCTACACCTAAAGCTCTAGCACTACGTCGTTGGCATTGTGAAAGCCTTGATGAGCTATTGGTCACAGCCAGAGAACGCATCTATGAAGCAGAAGGTGAAGAGTCCGGACTAAAACATCTTACTCCACACTTGGCCAGAGATATCCTGGATCAAATGGAAAAGGAAGGTGTACACGCTATTGTAAAAAGTATCGAGTGGGGCGACGGTGGCGCTAAAGAACTGATAGCCATGATCAAACGTGACCTTGAGCAAGTGGCCAACAATGTATCAGAGGCGTGGAGCCAAAAGTACAAGAGCAGTATAAACTGTAGTCACCCAAAAGGTTTCAGTCAAAAGGCACATTGTGCTGGCAAGAAGAAGCATAACGAAAGCCATGAAGTAATGGAGATGACTTGTCCAGACTGTGGCATGTGCGAAACACATGGCAACATGAGCCTTAACGAAATTGCCAAAGGACAGAAAGACAGCAACGGATTTACCAAATGCTGGCCAGGGCATCACGCGGCTGGCACTAAGAAAGGCAAGAATGGCGGACAGGTTCGCAACTGTGTGCCAAACGAAAGTACTTTAAACGAGTTTGATTTTAATCGAGATCGTAGAGAAGAAAGTCCTCTAGATAACTATCCTTGCTATGACTGTGGAAGTACTATATTCCATCATCATACAAAACATTGCGAACTAGCTGAACCAAATGCCATTAAAGATTTACCTTCTAAACATGAAAGAACACAACACTGGAACGGACACGTTCCGCATGGACTACATCCTATTCCAGAACTAGATGAAAACTTTGCCGATGGAAAGCATCCAGAAGACAAGGGCGACAGCGCAAGACACGGCATACCAAAACATGCCAGCATCAGTACACTACGTAAGATAGCACACCAAGGTGGCCGCAAAGGTCAACTTGCACATTGGCAAGCAAACATGAGATCGGGACACAACAAATGAAAAAACTATTATTAATAGCACTAGTAGCATTGAGTGGATGCAGTATGATTCCAAGTCGCTGGGACGACAATCAAAGTAAGGCAATTATAGATATTCGATTGTCTGCTTCAACGTTTGACTGCACTGGAGATCAAAAAGCACAACTAACTGCATTTGCTAATCAAGTGCAATGGTTTGAATTGTATGCGGAAAGCAAAGGCACACAAGATATGGTTAAGTTAAATGCAACATTATCTGAAACTGTAAAAGAGTATCAAGATAGACTTAAACAAGGACCTGTAAGTCCTATATATTGCGATTTGAAGAAGAAAGTAATACAACAACAAGCAGATATAATTTCACGTTCAGTGATGGGGAGATTTTAAATGAGTGACGCATTAGTAAATGTAATCAATAGCGGACAAAGTTGGGCCGCCGATCGTGCAACATACGCACTACAAGTACATCAAGCAGTTGGTGCTGGACAACTAAGTCCAAGCGAAGCTAAAGAAATTCTTCAAGATTTAATTAGCAGTCAGCAATTGGCAGAACAAGCAACGGATCAACAGTTGATGGCAGCATTGGTATTTGGTGTAACTGAACTAATCAGTATGTACGCTTAAAGACATCTTGAAGACCTGCTACTAGGTCTTCGATCATACCATCATCGTGGAATGGAGTAGGAGCAAAACGTAATCTTTCTGTTCCTACATCAACTGTTGGATAGTTAATAGCTTGTACATAGATACTATGATCTTGTAGTAACGCAT